AACAGCGTCTATGACACGCTGAAGACGAGGAAGGCCGTCGTCTACAAGGCTCCCTGCGATGTGGACAAGGGAGGCGCGTCGCAAAAAGTCGCGGCCGCACAATGATAGATGAGAGATTCCTCACTGCAGCAATATGTTACTATGCAGATCGCGCAGGACGTGCGCGAGATCAAGGAAGTTCAGAGAGTTCAGGCGGACCACCTCGACGAGGTACAATCGAGCCTGCAGGAGCTTACGAGCTGGGCACAGCGCCTAGCCTTGCTGGCGGTGCTGTGGGGGTTCGCGGTTGGGCTGAACATCGCGCCGGAGAAACTTGCCGAACTCGTGGGGATGCTGCTCAAGTCAACAAAGTGATGAGCATCGCATGTTATGCCGCATGGGCGATGCTCTGCGTTGGGCTGTCTCGAGTTGCGTTTTTATTCGTGATGGCGGATTAGGCTGGCATTTCTCGGTTCACTCTGCCGTTGCCAGATCAAGGCACGGCTTCAATTCCTGATACGCAGCTATCATCGCGATCACGTCGCCGCTCTGTTGAGCAGCCAGAGCCACGTCGCGCTTTACTCTGACGAGCCGCGCCACCATCCGTTGACCGTCGCCGGTACCAGGTAGCAACTCGTCCATTTCCTTCGCTTCCGCTTCCTGCTGGCCGATCCACTCGCTGACTTTCGCGATGGCTTCCGGCAGCGCTTCGCCTAGTGACTGGCTCATGATCGTGGCCCTAAACAGTAGTCGGTTGAGTGACGATTTCCGGGGTGCACCACGAGTGGATTCCGCTCATGGCAAACCAACGGTCTGCTTTCTTCGCAACGTCGTGAGCCAGCATCATCCACTGCGGTTCCGGGTGCCACTCGTTGGAACCTAATTTCATGTTCAGCGGGATCACAACGCGCACCGATCGCTCCCCGCGCCAGTTGGTGTAATCGATCTGCGCCGCTCCATGCAGGTTCGGCGGATCATCATTCTTCCATGTGACCGGCATAGTGGCCTTTCTCGCTGAGTTAGATTTTCCATCCGTGCGCACGGGCGCCAGCTTGATGCCAAGCCTTGCGCATTGCAGGCCAAGCGCCGATCAAGTCGCAAATCGCATCGACATGTTGGACAGACCCCAAGCGACGACCGTGCTCAAGGTCGCAAATGTACTGCGGCGACACGCTCAGCCGTTCCGCGAAATCCTTTTGCGACAGCCCGAGCTTCTCGCGGGCGCCGGTCATCAGGTCTCGGAGTGACTGTTTCACGCTCGTGGCTTTCTTCCGAAGTTGAAGTTGCCGGGCATTTCACCCAGCCGGGGCATGCAACCGTCTCAGCCCTGTTGACCCAGCCCGTCCCCATTTTTGGTTGGTGCCTGCTGGTGCCGCCCGTCCATCTGTGTTCCGACCTGCACGTGGGTCAGCGCAATGCAGTCGCCGGGAATTTTCACGACCGCGTATCCGGCCGAGTTGATAAAAGCGCCGGGCGCTGCGACCTCGGTGTCACGCCAGCAATCATTGAGCCAGCGCGCCATCGGGTAGACGCGGATCGCCGTGCCCACCGGAAATCTCACATTGAAGTTGTGGCATAGTGTGGCCGCGTTCTGCCTCTTGTGCCCAGGCGGGCGCGGATCAAAGAACCGCCGATCACGCTTGTTCTGAACGCTCATCTGCGGGCCTTTCATGTAGGTTCGGAAAACGTGCAGTGCCCGTCCGCCTCGTGACGGTCGCGACGTTTGTTGCATTTGCGGCAGATGGTCGCCGGGTTCGGGTCCGCATCCATGAACTCCATCAGCGTCACGCGCTCACCCTGCACATCCCAGAACCATGTGCCGGGGCGCTTGTCGCTCCACGTCATGATCGATGCTGACGTTCCGTCCTGCGACTGACCGAGGCACATGCTGACGGCAGCGCGGGCGTCAATCTGTGTCCTGATCCAATCCTCAAACGTCATCTGCATTGGAAGGGGCCTTTCTTAGCGGTGGTGGCAGGCGACGAAAACGTCATCGACTAGACGCCGCAGCTTCGGCAGGTCGGAATGCACCATCAGAGCGTCGCATGTAACGGCCTCCTGCCGAATGTACTCGCGCCGCTTGTCAGAGCATCCCGCGCGCAACTCCGAAATGTATCCAGCGAACTCGCTGACGGCTTGCGCGTAGTTCAACTCCTGCTGCCGCTCCAGTGCCGTCATCGTCGTGGCCTTTCATGTAGGTTCTAGGTGAGCGACTTCGGCCTCGTATTTTGCCTTGGCCGCGTTGGCTTGTTCCTTAGTGTCGAAGATGTCCACTTCTTCCCACTGGTCGAACTCGTCGCCGACGCAATACGCATGCGTCCACATCGGCTTGCTGACCCACACTGGCATCACTTCAAGAACGGGTTCGCCAGCGCCGGAATGGTGATCAAGGACGAACTCGGACAGGTCCTCGTGAACCTCCTGCACAGCCTCGTTCGGCTCTGCCCACCCGGCCAATTGAAAGCCATCTAGGGCCGTCGCCAACTCGTCAATCAAAACATCAGCACCGCTCTCCGCAGCATTAACTGCGAGGTACGCCCTGGCTCGCTCAACAAGCGCATTCTTCGCTTTGGCGTTCATGATCGTGGCCCTTCTCGTTTAGTCCAAGCGGTACTGAATTGCGTCGGCGATCTGCCGTGACGCTTCGCGGGTAGCTTCGAGCCCATTGGCAGGCACATGGCCGTGCGGAATGTCGCCGAACTCGCGAGCAATCGCCGTGCACGCACGGCGCTCTCTCATGACTCCGCGCCGTTCTGCTGTTGCGAGCACTGAGGCTATTAGCTCCGCAGTGACAGGCTGCGAAGACAATATCCGCTCCGCCCAAACCTCGACGCTGGCGTCAGCCATTGCAACCGAAACGTCGTGCATTACCTCTGGTGGCATCATTTGTAGTCCTCCTTGTCTGCCGCGTCTTCCAATCGCCTCGCCAGTTCGCGCGCCTCTTGCGGCGTCAGCAGCGGGAACGGCCAGCATTCCGTGTGAGTTCGCGACACAATATGGTGCATCTCAACCTCAATCGTGCCGCTGTTGCGGGCATGGACCGAGATCTCCCAATCCGACCCGCACACCGATATCGTCATTGGCTCACGCATAGTGGGGCTTTCGTGTAACGGTTGAATTTACTGATGAGCGGAAGTCGAACACACAAGCTTCAATGGTGCTCGCTTCTCGATTTCGCGTGTCGCTTGGGCAGCGCCAGCGATCACGCCATGGAGATACGCAATGCGAGCGCGCTGTGCTGCATTCATGCGGCGCGGCATACGTTCTAGCTCTTGCTTGTACTCCAGAAGCGCAGCATCCCACCGGGCCGCTATGGCGGTTGCGGCCTCGCGCAGCGCATCTGCTGACATCTCGTCGAGGTGTGCTATCGCCATGTCCGCCAATCCCTCTTAGTGTTGATCGGTCGCGATTACTGAGAAGCGGACGTCGAAACGTCTGCTCGTTCGGCTGCTTTGTTGAGTTCCTTCGCCAGCATCCCGGCCTCGAATGGCGTCATCGGCGGCATCGAGTAGCCCATCTGATAACCGTTTCTGTAGACTACCAAATAAAGCATCCCCTCGGGATCGACCTCGACTGCAACCTCAGTGTCGGCGCATGAACTGTGAAGCGGTACTGGCACGGCTCTCTCCTATGTCTGCTAATCCCTCAGAGCCGACACCGGCCCGGCCTTTCGGAATGCATTAACGCCTGAGTGGTAACATCTTCTGTGGACCTATGTACACGCACGCTTGCAGTTTTGCAAGAGCACGTGTATGTTTTGCAGAGGATGGCCTTGGAAAACCGTCGAGCGTACCTCCGAGCCGTCCCAGGCATGACCATCGAGACACAGAGATGGATGGCGCAGGATACCAAAATCACCGTCGTGTTCGAAGCCGGGTTGGCCCGCAACGGTGTGCACAATCTTGCGAACTTCATCACGTCGCTACGTCCTGGCGACGAGGCTTGGGTTCCGCGTCTCGACGTTCTGTCGCTGCCGAAGTCGGATCGCGGCACGCGGTCGGCGGCTGGTGTCCTCGGGAGTGCGATTGCGGACATCTTGGGCCGCGGTGCGATCATTGTGGACGGATCAACCGGCATCACCAGCCGCGATGGAGATCGCTGGAAACAGCGCGTAGATTGGGCGATGCGATTGGTTGCGTCTGGTCGGATGACGCGAGCGAAGGCGCGCAAGGTCGGTGCGAAGGGCGGCGCGGTCATCAAGGGGCGCGCGGTCACGACACTGTGGAATGCGCCAGGGAAGAAAGCCGAAAAGGCGCGATGGGCATCTGTCTGGCGCGATCCGCTGCACAACAACGATCAGGCGGCAGCCGACGCAATCGAGCCGCCAGAACTACACGGGCGTCCGTATTTGTGTCGCCGGATTTTCGGCCCGCGTAGACCGGGCGACAAGCGGGCCGGTGGTCGGCCTCGCGGGAAGTCGAAATAGGAGCAGTGGCCGTGCATGTAAGAGATGACGGCAAGATTGGCCCACATCCCGCTGGCGTGTTCGGGACTAAGCTGCGTGTGGCACGTGCTCTGCACGACATGAGTCTGCGCGATGTAGCTGATCGAGTTGGCGTTACGGCGCAGCAAATCTCAAAGTATGAGAGCGGTCGTGATCATCCTAAGTCAAGCGTGCTTGTAGCCATCGCCAAGCTGTACGGCGTTAGCCTCGATTGGCTGATGTGCGATTGCCCGGTGAACCTTGGGTGGCATCAAGGAGAATGCGCTGACGGCGTGCGACGCCGAGCGGAAATGCGTGTAGGCTGATCATTCGAAAAGGAGCCAAGAGCGTGGGTAATTTAGAGAGAGACATGCGAGCGTGCGCATCCGGGTACGACGGGACTGGACACATAGCTCAGAAGTATTTGATGCGCGGCGCTGACCGCATCGCAGAACTGGAGCGCCGACTAGAGGCGCTGGTTGCTGGCTCAATACTGCCCACTGATGCCGTTGATGAGTTCACCGCCGATGGTGTGCGATGGGTGCGCGTTCCAGCCGAGCGTCAAGTGAAGTTTATCTGATAGGAGCGGAGCGTGCCAAAGCTAGAGCCAGAAGTTCAGCGAGCAAAGAACCGAAAGGAAGGCCACATCTGGACGTTCTTGCCGGGTCCGGGCTCCAAGCTTGTGTTGAGCGACAAGCCAAAGGGTGAATGGTGGTGCGAAGCGTGTGGGTTGAAAGTGGAACCGCCGCGCGCCGTTCATGGTCACGAAGATGAAACCTGTTTGATGCGCAAATCGAGATAGGAGAGGCACACGATGTGCGATTGCGGATACGGGCCGACAGTGTATCGCGAGCACACCTGCTGCGAGTGCCGTGGCGTGAATCTTATCAGTCGCAGAGATCGGGCCTACTACCGCAGGCGGCAGCAAAACCGTGTCTTTGAAGCTATTGTTAAGCTTTTTGCAGAAGAGGCCGAGCGCGGTGCGATTTCAAAAAAGAAATTGGCTGAATTGCTTAAAAAAGATCCAGCGCAGATAACTAGATGGCTGTCCGCGCCGACCAACCTAGAGTTGGACACTATAAGCGACATCCTCTTAGCGATGGGGGCTGAGATGGATTTTCAGCCAGTTTTGTTTCGTGACCGCGCGGTGCAAGGGTGGTGATGGTGGCGCTCATCGGAATCCCCTTCCCCTGATCTTCACGCCATCGTGCCTGTCGGCCATCCGCTTACCGTGAGCAACGGCCCTAGTATCGTCAGCGGCTTTTCCGTCTGACCCCGTATCGCAATCAATGCAGATAGGCCAAAGGTTTTCGCCTGTTCCGGTTCCGCCTTCGGCATGTCGTCTTATGTGATCCGCGCGCCAATCTGACGGCCTCGTGGCAACCAGATCGATCGTGCATCCGCAGACGTGACAGGTGAGGCACTTCCTTCCGAGCAAGTTGAACCATGCGTGGGTGTCAACGCAGGTGCGGCGGTCCTTGGCGCTGTTGCGTTTCATAGCGGAACGCTCGCGAACGTTTCGGTCTTCGCCGGCTTGCGCTCCCTGATTGGCGGCATGATGTCGGCCACCTTCAATCCAGTTTCAGCTTCGATTGTGTCGGCAACGGCATCAAACAAAGCGCAGGCTGCAAGATGCGGGAGCGTATTAAAGTCGATGCTTTCGGACTGGAAGATGTAGAATTTGCCATCAGCCGTGAACGGAAACGTGTGATCCTTGGCGGCTACCAGCCCCGCGGCAATAGCAACAATGGCGTCGTTCTTTTCCATGCCGTTGGTGTCGATGGTGGTAACGATGTGGTGGCCCGCCTTGGCCTGCAGCCACTTGCGGAGATGGTCATCACTCATCGGCGTAAAACGATGCCCCTCGGGCCAGTGAGAGTAAGCCGCACGGATCATCGCAAAGAACCGTTTATGTTGTGGAACAGAGCGCGGCTTCCCTCGCTTCTGCCGTGACAGGTCAAGGCCGCAGCTTGGGCAATGTGCCATTACGCCTAGTGCTCTCGCGCTGATGCTCATGGCCTATCCCCAAAACCATATCCCGCACTTCGTCCCATAAATGCCTGGGCACCTTTAGAACAACGCAACAATCCTCCCATCCCAAGCCTCGTTCAGCTTCGTATCTAACGCAGTGGTGCAAGGCGATGGGGATGCTCATGGCGTCCGCGCCGCTTCGATCATTTCGAGCGCTGCCGCCCTGCCGTCTTCGTCCATGATGAGGATGGCCGCCTTGAACTGCTCATGCACACCGTCTGGTGTCATGTGGGTCAACGAGCGCTCGATCTCGCGCAACACGGCTTGGCTGTCTGCCGGCCGCTCAAAGTCTTCACGCCGCCCCGCAAGATCGTCGTTAATGATCTCAGCCCAGCGGCTATACATCGTAGCGATTTCGGCCTCATTCTCGCTTTCGATCCTGTCGAGATCGTTTGCGCTCGTCGCCTCCGATATCTGAGCGCGGATCAGATTAAACCGATCCGACGTTCCATCACGCTTGCACTCTGCGCTCGACTTCCGACGCGGTGTCACGTCGATGTCCTGCAGCTCCTCGGCAACGTACAGGCCAGACAGAACGTCCGCCGCGCCGTCGCGTGCCGCATATCCGCGCGCCCGCATCTGCAGCATTCGATCTGGGTATTGTTTCCACGGGCCGACCTTCCCCCACAGCCCCGCCGTCTTGGCATCGTGCACCGTGAACCGCCGCTCGATCTTCGTCCCATCCGGCCGGATCACACGGCACGTCGCACCGCGGGCATCGTCGGCGCCGTCCATGAACTCGTCGAGCTTAAAGCCGCGCGCCAGCAACAGTGCCGGCAGAGCATCGCCCCAGATCGTCGGGCGGCCATTGACGACGGCAATGCGCTGGATCGCCTGCATAGGCGGTAGGCCGATCTCGGCGCCGTGCATGATGGCAACCGTGATCTGCTCGACCGACTTCATTCCGTTCGGTGCGAGACCGCTGGCGTGAATAGCCTTGGCTATGCGAAATACTTCCTCGACCGACTGAGGAACGATTGCCGCCACACGTCCGCCCGCACGAAGCGGAACAACCTTGTTTGGCTCGATAATGCTGATTTCGCTGCTCATTCCACACCCTCCGAAAATCCGTGCTTCTTGCTCACCATCATGGTGCTTTGCTCGGCAATGCTCGCAACCCATTCCGTAATCTTGGGGCTGTCCCCGCTCTTTAAACGCCACATGAAATACGACAGAACCCGCAACTTGCCTTCCTCTGTCGGGACGCTTGCCAGCCATTCCTCTATAGCGCTCATCGCCATGATTTCAGGACTGGGAGCTAGGCTGCGATCCGCGTCAACAGCTTGCGGGCGGCGAAGGAATTTAGGAAAAACTACCGCCATCACATCCACCTTCGATCAATGAACCAGTCCACCAGCATAGGACCCATGATCAAGACGACGCCAAGGGCCAGAAGAACTAGACCAATGTATTGGAAGTCTCTCATGTCTCACTCTCGCTTTTGACGCGCATCACATCCAGCAACCAGCATGTGACCGACACGGATCGAACTAGATTCAGACGTGCACGTCGGGGCTGCTAGAAACATCCACACTATCACTGCCAAATAAGCTGCCGCCGCGAGATACTGCAACGATGTGGACCAAATCATTGAGCCGCGCCCTCGTTGATCGTAGTTCTTGACGCATGTCCGATAGACGTTTTCTGATGGCTCGGTTTAGCGCTCGCTCAGCCGCCAAATCGCCGCGCATGTCTTCATAGGATTTCAGCTTTTTTTTATACGTCCTCGCCATATCTACGCTCCCACTAGTGATTGATGATGATGGGACAGGGCCGAGAACCCCGCAGACTCACACGCGACCCCGCACGCGCTGCCCTGTCCCATGTCTGCGCTCCATGGTGGCGGAGCGCAGAAGCTCGTTAAATGTTGAACGGAACGTATTCCGGGCCGGTGTATTCTGGCCGCTCACGAGGCGAAAACCGAACGTCGGAGGGTATCTCGCAAAGCTCCATGATGTGATCCCGCTCGCAGGCCAGCGCCTCGTTGCCGAGATCGAAAATCTCACCGCTGAACACCCACACCAGGGCATCACCGTGCCGAGGTTTGAAGCCGACCTTGCGCAAGTCGCCGCGCTCGTCCAACGCCAGCACACAGTCAACGTCGGGGCAGTAGGCGACAACCTGACCGCCGACAGTCACCGGGATTTCAAGGCTCCAGTCACATTGACAGCTCATTTTCCATCTCCCTCTGTGAGCATCACCGCCGCGCCTAGAGCTTTACCCGGTGGCTAGATCCGTCCACTTTCGGCCGGCTGGCGGGCCATCTGCGGCGGTGATGAGCTAACATAGTTGGGAATATCCTACACGTCAACACAAAAAGTAGGGGCAACCCAACAATTGTGGATAACTCAACATTTTCAACAGGCGAGCCACTACCGCTTGACTTTGTATGGCAACCAATACTAGGGTTGCGTCATGTCAACAAGAGATCAAATCGCAGCCGACATAGAGGCTTTCCTCAAGCGCACGGGCATGCCGCCTGCTACGTTCGGTCGACGCGCTATGTCTGATCCGATGTTCGTTTTCGAATTGCGCGGCGGCAAGCGTGACATGCGCTCGCGAACAGTCGATAAGCTGCGTGCGTTCATGAAGTCGTACCGCCCAAAGCGGTGCGCGGGAAACGAAAGCCGCGCCGCCGCGTGAGTTAGTCCGCGTCCCTGTTACCGTTGCGTCTGAGTAGCTGCCCGCCGTGAGCGGTGGGTTGGTGGATGCTCGTGATCGCAAGGCACGGGCGCCGGGTGAGACCGGCGCGCATACTCCGCCAATCCTCCGCTGCCGAAAGGTGGCGTCTCCCATGTTGAGCCGAGCTGGGGTGCCTATTCCGTTGGGCATCCCAGCCGGGAGGGAGAAACGAGAAGGCCCCGCAGCTGTGAACTGAGGGGCCCGGTGGTTGGGTTCGGTAAGTAGCCGAGGCTCAACCGTGAAACGCGCTTACTGCCCGTAGGAGGGGCGAGCGGACATGGACTGCACGTTAACAAATCAATCGCGCGAATGCAATTCGGCAACAGCGCAAGCGGAAACTTTCAATTTGATTATCGGATGCCAGCGCGCCACCGGGTGGACCGGTTCGGACCTGATCGGCCTGCTGATGAATGGCGCTGGATTGATCCGCGACGGCAACGCTTTTCGTCTCATCGCATCTGAGGCTTTCGAGCAGGGGGCGCTGTCATGATGGGCGCTGTCATGATGAGCGAAATCGACGACCTTGAAAGCACGATCTATCCAGAAGGCTACGCCCCTCTCGATCCGATCAAGCTCAGCGCAGCGGTCAAACGCAAGCTAGGGCTCTATCAATATCAAACCGAAAAATCATTGCGGAATCAGCGCATCAGTGCAGCCGATCGGCGACGACAAGTAGCAGAGCCTTCACTGCCGAGACTGAAATTCCTTGAGCGAGACTGAAAAGAAAAGAGGCGGGAACTGCCCCGGCAAGGGCCCCGCCTCAAAAACCAACTGTTGAGGACAAAAGTATGCCAGCGAAACATGTCACCGTCAAGGCACAGAGCAAGTCGAAGGCCCCAATCGTAACGAGATATTCGCGGTGGGTGCGGCTCTACACAAGTATTCGACACGATCCCAAGATCGGAATGCTTAGTGACCATCAGTTCCGCGCCTGGATCAACATCCTGATGATTGCTGGAGAGACGGAAGGCGGGAAACTACCGCCGGTCAAATCCATCGCTTTTGAGCTACGCACGACACCGGACCGGGCGCAGCAGCTCATCGACGATCTGATCGACGTGGGGCTAATCGACGTAGCCGGGCGAGCGGGTGATATTCTCGTCCTCGTTCCGCACAATTGGACGGCCCGGCAATTCCAGTCCGATACCTCGACAGAACGATCGAGGCGGCACCGAGAACGAACGCGACAGCAGGTCGATGCAACGGGATGCAACGTTGCAGAAACGTTCCAGCAACAAAATTGCAGCGTCCCCGCTCTGACTTCTGTCTCTGACTCTGAACTATCTATCCAAGGAAGTAAGAACGCTACCTATCAAACGCGAGAGACGTGGCCTACCGCTGACGACGAGGTGCCGCTGTGACCTCGCTCAAGCCGCTACGCCCTCACCAACTGCGAGCCATCGACGGCCTCAAGCAATCGATCGTGGATGGACATCGCCGCCCGATGCTCCAGGCACCGACCGGAGCGGGCAAGACCGTGATCGGTGCCCACATCGTTGCCGGTGCTCGCGCCAAGGGCAAAACGCTGGCGTTCTGCGTCCCCTCGATCAGCTTGGTTGACCAGACCTTCGAGCGCTTCGTCGAGAACGGCATCGACCCGGCCGACATGGGCGTCATCCAGGCCGATCATCCCTGGAAGCGTCCCGGTGCCCCGGTGCAGATCGCCACAGCGCAATCGCTGGCTCGGCGCGACCGTCCCGACGTTGACCTCGTGGTGATCGACGAAGCCCACGTGATGCACAAGGTTTATCAAACTTGGATGGACGAAGCTCCCGACAAGCTGTTCATCGGGCTTTCGGCAACACCCTGGGCCAAGGGCCTCGGCAAGCGCTTCGACCATCTGATCAAGCCGACCTCGACGCAAGAGCTGATCGACCTTGGGATGTTGTCGAATTTCAGGGTATTCGCGCCGAGCCATCCCGACCTGACCGGCGTTCGCACCGTGGCCGGCGACTACCACGAGGGCGACCTTTCCGAAGCGATGTCGAAGGCTCACCTCGTCGCCGACGTGGTCACGCAATGGCTGGCGCGCGGCGAGAACCGGCCGACGCTGTGCTTTGCCGTCAACCGAGCGCACGCGCAATTGCTCGCCATGCAGTTCACGGAAGCCGGGGTACCCACGGCCTACGTCGATGCCAACACGCCCCGCGAAGAGCGCGAGACCATCGGCAAGCGACTGGCGGCGGGCGACGTGAAGGTGGTTTGCAATATCGGATGTCTGACGACCGGGATTGATTGGGACGTGCGATGTCTGATTCTCGCCCGCCCGACGAAATCCGATATGCTGTTCGTGCAGATCATCGGCCGGGCGCTGCGCACCGCTGACGGCAAGGACCATGCGATCATCCTCGACCATTCCGACACGCATCTGCGGCTTGGCATGGTGACGGATATCGATCACGACGGCCTCGACGACGGCCGGCCGCAGTCGGCGGCTGATCGCAAGGCGAAGGAACGCAAGCTCGCTGCTCCGCGTGAGTGCGGCAAGTGCGCGGCACTGATCCCGGCGCTGATGCGGGAGTGCCCATGCTGCGGAACCGTAGCCCCGCCGCGTACAGGCGTGACGGTGGACGACGGCGACCTGTCTGAAATCGGCGGTGTTAGTTCGCCCGTGGTCGAGCTTCTCCGCAAACTCGGTAAGCAGCGAGTCTATAGCGAGCTTGTCGGCATCTGCGAGGAACGCGGCAAAAAGCAGGGCTACGCCGATCACACGTACCGCGAGATTTTCGGTGTATGGCCGCGCGGGTTGTTCAAGGGGAGTATTCCACCAGGGCCGCAAATCACGGCATACGTTCGATACAAAAATATCCGGTTCGCGAAGTCGATTGCCAAGACGGAGGGGACCGGCCATGCAATTTGAGCGCATTCAGGACCGCGCTATCGGACGCTGGCGCAACCTTCTGCCTGCCATCGGCATTCACGAGCAGTTTCTTTCACGCAAGCACGGCCCCTGCCCGATGTGCGGCGGCACCGATCGCTTCAGGTGGGACGACAAGGCCGGCAGCGGATCGTTCTATTGCAACCAGTGCGGGGCCGGTTCCGGTGTCGACCTTGTGATGAAGTTCAAGGGTATGAGATTCATCGAGGCCAAGCGGCTGATCGAGGAACACCTGCCATCTGCGGTGCTGGAAGTGCCAAAGGCCAAGACCAGAACGGCCAACATCGACAAGCTCGAAAGCGTGTGGCGTGCAGCTCTGCCACTCAAGGGTGACGATCCGGCCTCATGGTATCTCAATCGGCGCGGGCTCTCATTCGAGGGCGTGGCCTCTCTGCGCTGGATCGCCAAGTTTCCGTACTACCACGAAGACAAGTCGAAGACGGAACACCCGGTCATGCTGGCGCTGTTCGTCGGCCCTGATCGCGCCAAGCATACGATCCAGTACACCTACCTCGACACCCACGGGTGCAAGGCGGAAGTCCCAAAGCCGCGCAAGCTCGCCCCGGCACAGATCCCGCACGGTGGCGCCGTTCGTCTCGCCCCGTCTGCTGACACGATGGGGATAGCCGAAGGCGTTGAAACAGCCATGGCTGCTTCTAAGCTGTTCGACGTTCCGGTGTGGTCGGCTCTGTCGGCCGGCGGGATGCTCAAGTGGCAACCGCCCATCACCGCGCGCCACGTGATCGTGTTCGGCGACAATGACGCGAACTGCACCGGACAGGCGGCTGCATGGTCACTGGCGCACCGGCTCAACATCGAGGGCATTCGCGCAGAGGTTCGCATTCCTGATCTGGAAGGCGATTGGAACGACGTGCTGGGAGCAAGCTCATGACCTACGCGCGATCCTTGAAGCGGAAGGAATGACGCCATGAACCCCCACCGTTCCGGCATGGATTTCTTACTCGGCATCAAACCCGAACCTGACATCGACAACGCTTTGCTTCTCACGATAGCGCTTAAAGCTCTGCAACAATCCAACCCGATTAACGGACGCGCTGCTGAGCTTCGCAGAATTGCAAGGGCTGAGATAACGGCAAAGCTCAAGAGGGCGGCATGAGCCAAGCAGCCCAAGAGCTTCTAGCCCTCTACCGCAGAGACAGAGCCTATCACGACAGGATCAGACAACAGGAGGTGCTAGCCATGGCGCTAAAACCAGGAACCCACATGGGCATTCCAATCACGTCCACCGGACACAAGACCAAGCTCGCCAACGCCAAGCTGGTGGACGGTAAGCTGCTCATCAATCCGCCTCCCGCCCCGCCCCACGTCAGAGCCGCACAGCGCAGGAAAAAAAACAAAGTCACAGGAGCCCGCGCCGCCAAGTAACAGCCTACCGCGTGCAAGCGTCCCCGATGAGGGAACAAATACATGAGCAATAGAGCCGTCGTCTACCGCACCGCCCCCCAGATGGAGCACAAAGCTGCCCAAGAGCTTCGTGAGGCAGGGGCTCGCGCCTACGTGGCCCGCGACAGGTCAACCAAGCGGAACCCCTTCACGGGCAAGCCTAGGGCCACTGCGCCGGGGTATGTGTTCTCTGACCGGGCATGTCAGATCGCGTTCGCGAAGCATGTCAAGTCAAAGGTCGGAAACGCCAGCAAGAACGAGCTCGCAAACCTCTACATCGGCAGACCGATCCAGCGCCGCGCTGAGGAAGCCAATCCTTACAGCGCCGGCCAAACCGTCCTGCGTGGAGAGATCCCGGCAAAGGTGGTCAGCACGTCCGGCCGCTTCTGCCTGATCGCTACCGACATGCTCGGGAAGACGCACATGCAATCGATCCACTATACCCAGCTTAGACCTGGCTAAGCAGGCCAGTCCGGCGGGCGATAGCCGGATAGGTAGGCATCAACCAAGCGGCGTTGCGGCTCTCGAATTTCTCGCCGGCCGGTTTCCAAATCGTACTGCATCTGCCGACGTTGAACCCCTTGATAGCCTAGCATGGTCGCCATAGCCTCAAGAGTAAGGCCCAGCGTTCGCCGGGCCTTTTCCATTTGAGCTGGTGTCATCGGATTGCGAACAAATAATCTTTTCCGGCTTCGTCGAAGGGCCATCCGCGCGCAGTATCATTCCAAACAATCCGGTCTTCATCGTCCGGCTTGTCGTTCGTAAGCGTGCAACCCTCTTCGGTGTGCGTCACGGTCAGTTCGCAACCGGCGTTTTTGCTTTCTTCAGCTACCGCCGTTTCAATGTCTCCACCGTCAACCACGGTGGCAATCAGGAAGTCGCCGGCAAATACGAGGGTGTAGGTCATCGTCTTCATCCTTTCGGGTGGGCTTGTTGCCCGTTGCTGATGATTGGAAGCTACGGCATCCCCAAGCGTATGTCAAGCGCAATACAATCACGAAACCGTGAGCACTTGCACATTGTGGCGAATTGTGGAACTGTGCAAATCAGGATGACCGCCGGATTTCAGCGTAGCGGCCCGGACTCCGGTTAAACCGTCGAGTCACCCAATCCAGAATTGCGCGCAAAGCACAAAGGCGGTCCACACCAGGGCCGCCCGCTTTGCGTTACGCCACGCACCTAACAGCTACGCTTTACGAATTCCCTACGTGGTCGAGCCTTAACCGTCAGACGCGGGCTTCTCCCTCCCGCATGACATCTCAATTGGCCGACACGTAGGGAACCTAACATTCAGACAATGAACGGTTGCTAAAGGAACGCGGAATCATGCGGAAAGTTGCAGCACTTACTGCCATTCTCGCCGCGTCCCCGGCTCTCGCCGCAGACCTTGGCCGGCCCGCCACCCTGGCCGATATTCAATCGCTGCCGCCACCGTCTCTTGCGCGCTGCTACGCCGAAACCAGCGTGACCGGCACCTTTCTGCGCACTGATCGCGTGGCGTCCTACGGCATCGGTGGTGGCTGTGACGCAACCCTTGCCAGTCTCGTCATTGGTGGCGGTCTTCGTGGCGACTGGACGGATGGCGCCGGCATCGCGGTCGGTTCCCAGCTCCCCGAAACATTGGAGAGAACGCCATGAGCACGTCGCAATTCCTCAAAACGCGAAGCCTATCCCAGCTTGCCGGCATCGGCATGATTGTGGCGGGTATCGCAGCTTTTGGCTATCAGGCGACAAAGAATGCCGTGGTCGCGTCGAAGTTCAGCACCGGCTGGATGGTATACGTTGACGCCATCGGCGGTGCTGCAGTCGAGCTGTTTGTGGCTGCCGCTGCTATCGGGATCATCAGCCTAGCCAATCGCGGCAAGGTGCAGTCCAGGCGCGCTCTCGGCGGCCTTATGGCGCTATGCGTCTGCTTTGGCGTGTTCGCCGCTTCTCAGCAGATCAACATGGGTCGCGCTGAGCGCTCCGCCGGCCAAGGCATCAACCAGTCCAACCTCGCCGCGCGCCAGACCGAGCAAACCCGCCTGCAAGCCGAATTGGCTACCATGGCAGCGGTGCCTTCTGTCCTCACCGCTCAAAGCGCACTCGACAAGCTCAAGACCCGCAAGGGATGGGCTGAAACCAAGGGCTGCGCCGAGCCTGGCCGGTTCTCGGTTCTGTGCCGTCAGGTAGCCGACGCAACAGCCACCATCGGCCGCGCCAAGCGTAAAGAAGCCGTCGAAACTTCGATGTCAACGATCTCAAGCAAGAATGAGGGCACTACCGGCCAGCACGTTGCTTCTGCTGATCCCATGGCCGAACTGATCGCCAGCCAAATTGGTGTCAGTCTCATGGCCGCTATGACGCTGATTGCCGTGTTTAACGCTGTGACGATGATGTTGTTGGGCATGTTCGGCGTGCATTTCGGCCTGATCGTCTACGGTATGGATCACGAAGCGCCGGCTACAGCCGCTCAGCCTACCGCCGAGATCCTGCATCCTACGTTCGCACAGCCCAAGCCTTCGCAAACGATCGACGGCTCTCGTTCTATTGCCGACGCAATCCAAGCCAAGCTGAGAGCCTAATGTCATACGTCGTCGGTCAGCACATTGTCGGCAAGGGCTCCAATCCCGTCGATACCAAGATGGGCGTGGTCTATCCCGACTGGCCCGAGTTCCACGTGAAACATTCTGTGAAACAATGAGTGATCAAACCCAGCCGCCCCATGCAGGAGGAAGGCCAAGCAAGTATGACCCGGCATTCTGCGAGCAAATTATCGCGTGGGGAGCCGCTGGAAAGTCCAAGACTTGGATGGCTGCAAAGCTCGGCGTGACGCGCGAATGCATCTACGAATGGGACCGGACCATCCCAGAGTTTTCTTACGCCTTGAAGCGTGCAAAGGCTTTAGAGCAGCTTTGGTGGGAAGATGCCGGCCAAGATGGAATGGGCGCCGACAAGTTTAATGGCCAAGTCTGGGGTCGCTCAATGGCCGCTCGCTTCCCCGAAGATTGGCGCGAGACTAGCCGACAGGAACGCACCGGCCCTGATGGTGGACCTCAACAGCTCAACGTAACAGGTGACGCAGTTGCAGTTTTCACCCGCCGCATTGCTCGCCTCGCTGCCGCCGGATCAACAGAAAGACCTTCTGAAGGGTCTGAATAACGCCGATGCCGATAGACTCCTCTATGAGTGGCCATTCTGGGCAAGACCCAATCAGCTCGCCCCTGCCGGAAACTGGCGCACTTGGCTTGTTCTCGCTGGCCGAGGCTTTGGTAAGACCCGCATGGGGGCCGAATGGATACGCAGCGTTGCCTGCGGAAGCACGCCACTTGCGCGCGGAAGATATGCCCGCATTGCTCTTGTGGCTGAAACAGCAGCGGACGCTCGAGACGTGATGGTGGAGGGGGAAAGCGGCCTTCTCGCTGTGCATCCAAAGGACTTTCGGCCGCTATATGAGCCATCGAAACGTCGCGTGACATGGCCGAACGGCGCCAGCGCTACACTCTATAACGCTACCGAGCCCGACCAGTTGCGCGGTCCCCAGCACGAAGCGGCATGGCTCGATGAGTTGGCCAAATGGCGGTACGCGCAAGAAACCTACGACATGCTGCAAATGGGCCTCCGTCTAGGTGACGACCCCCGGCAGATCATCACCACGACGCCGCGCCCGACGCCCATCATTCGTATGCTGGTCAAAGACATCCTGACTATCGTGACTAAGGGCAAGACGATGGACAACTCGGCTAATCTTGCGCCGAGCTTTATGGAACAAATCGTCAAGCGCTACGCCGGCACACGCTTAGGAAGGCAGGAACTGGATGCAGAAGTTCTGGACGATGCTCCGGGCGCTCTTTGGAGCCGCGCCAAAATCGACGAGCACCGCGTCGAAGGCCGAAAGCTCCCCGACATGCAGCGCGTCGTCGTCGCCATCGACCCCAACGCCTCTGGCGATCAAGGGGGGGATGACACAGCAGAAACCGGAATCGTTGTCGCCGGCCTTGGCGTTGACGGGCGCGGCTACGTCATCGACGACCTATCCTGCCGTCTCAGCCCCAACGGCTGGGCTAGACGAGCCATCAGCGGATTTGACATGCACTCGGCCGACGTGATCGTGGCTGAAACCAACCAGGGCGGCGAGATGGTGAAGGCCACCATTCAGAGCGCTAGACCCGGCATCAACTACAAGGGCGTGCACGCTTCTCGCGGCAAGGTTACTCGCGCCGAGCCAATCAGCGCCCTCTATGAACAGGGCCGCATTAGCCATGTTGGCGCATTCTCTCAGCTCGAAGATCAGATGGTGCTGTTTACGCCGAACGGGATCATGGGCGACACCACGGCAGACCGCGTAGATGCGCTTGTTTGGGCGCTTACCGATCTGTTCCCTGGCATCATCCGCAAAGACGACACCGCAAACTGGACGATCGGCGCCCCTGCTAACCCGATGGCTGGTGCAGAAGGCTGGATGATCGGATGATGACGCAAAACGATTCCGCCAAGTGTGAAAAATCACGGCCTGACACTTCACTAACCGGAATAGATTTGCGCTGATGGAAGTCTATGCACAGGCCGGCGAAAAACAGACGAGCATGACGACGGCAAAGATGGGGACGTTCCTCACCGACTGCCGGAAGAAACTCGACGCTGCCTATTCGCACGAGCGCGAGAACAGGCGCGAAGCTGCAACCGATCTCGCGTTCCTCGCTGGCTATCAGTGGCCCGAGAGCATCCGTAAAGAGCGTCAGGCCCAAGGCCGACCGATCCTCACCATCAACCGCTTGCCGCAGTTTGTTCGCCAGGTCACGAACGACATTCGCCAAGCTGACTTGGCAATCAAGGTCTCGCCGGTCGATGACAATTCCGACCCGAAGCTCGCCAAGATCTACAATGGCCTTTTGCGCCAGATCCACTACCAGTCCAGCGCCAAGCACGTTTACGGCCAAGCGGCCGAGCATCAGGTGTCGTGCGGCATCGGCTGGTTCCGCGTCTGCACTGAATACACCGATGATCAGGGTTTCGAGCAGGAGCTACGTCTAAAAGGCATTCGCAACCCGCTGTCGGTCTATTGCGACCCGGCCGCGATCGAGCCCGATCGCTCAGACGCTAAGTGGATGTTCGTCACTGAACTCATCCCGACTGACACGTTCAAAGAGCAGTATCCCGACGCATCACTCGACGGCATCGACCCGCCGAGCGATGGCACGGGCGATCGGCTCACGTGGATCACGCGCGACGGCGTGCGGATTGCCGAATATTGGTGTCGCAAGCCGGTCAATAAAATGCTTGGCATGACTGCAGACGGGCAGACGATCGCGCTCGACAAGATCGGCAAAGACCTTTGGCCGATGCTGGGTATCCAGCGTACGCGCCAGGTCGATAGCTACGAGGTCGAGCAGTACATCATCAGCGGCTCCAAGGTGCTGTCCGGCCCGCACAAGTGGCAGAGCAAGTGGATACCGCTGATCCCGGTTATCGGCTCGGAAACCCCGCTCGAAACCGCTGTCGTGCGCGCTGGCTTGATCCGCTACGCTCGCGACCCGCAGCAGCTCTACAATTACAACCGCACGGCAGCGGCTGAGACGCTCGCTCTGCAGCCCAAGGCGCCCTATCTCGTCAGCGCTAAGATGATTGCCCCGTTCAAAAACCTTTGGGACAATCTGCACAAGCACAATTACCCGTATCTTCCATACGACCGCACGCAAGACCCTGACGGACCAGTGCCGCAGCGCCAGGCCCCGCCGCAGATGTCGCAAGCCTTTGCGAACGAAGCGGCGCTTGCTGACGGCGACATGAAGGCCACGACGGGCATCTATGATAGCTCGCTTGGTGCGCGGTCGAACGAAACATCCGGCAAGGCGATCAACGCTCGCGATAAGCAGGGCGACACGGCCAACTTCCACTTCGCTGACAACCTTGAGCGCAGCATGTGGCACTGCGGACGCATCATGATCGAGATGATTCCTCAGATCTACGACACCGAGCGCGTGGTGCGGATCATGGGCGAGGATGACAGCGAGGAGCATCACACCATCAACAAGACGGTGATGGGACCGGAGGGACTGCCGATCACCATCAACGATCTCTCGGCCGGCCGATTCGACGTGCGCGCCACGATCGGCACCAGCTACGCGACCAAGCGCATGGAAGCCGCGGATGTCATGATGCAGTATCTGCAGGCCGATCCTGCGGCGCTGCCGATGGTGCGCGATTTGGTGGTCAAAAACAGCGATTGGCCCGGCGCCGAGGAAATGGCTAAGCGGTTTCGCGCTGCAATGCCGCCCGAGGCTTTGGTCGATCCCGACGACCCGAACGCCCCGCCGCCACCTCCCCCGCCGAACCCGCTCGACGACCCGGTTATCCGCTCCGAGATCGTGTTGCGTGATGCGCAAGCCGCCAAGGCCTACGCCGATGCCGACAAGGTGCGCAAGGAAAGCGCCGGCATGGTGATGCCAGAGCCGGTGTTGCCGGCGCCTGAGCAAGTGTTGATGCCGCCTCCCGCGCCGCCGCAAGGCCCGCCAATGCAGGACATGGGCGGCGCCCCCGGAATGATGCCCGAGCCCGACGCCGATCAGATGGGCGGGCCGAGCGATATGGATTTTGACAACGCACCGGCACCGATGGGCCTCGAGCCCGGTCCCGGCATGCCAGTTCAGTTTGCGTAAAGCCTGCCCCTCGCGGTTCGCCGCGCCCTGAAAAGGTAGCCCTCCCATGACTGATACTGCCACGGTGGCCCCGGCCGCTGCACAACCCGTCACACCTGCAAACATCCTTGAACCGGCAAGCGTACCCGTTCCGGAAAAGCTGAACGACCCGGCCACGCCATCGGCCGAAGCGGCAAAAGAGCCGCCGAAAGAGGCAACCCCCGGCGATCAGGACGCCGCAAACGAAAAGCCTGAAGATCCCAAGCGGAAATCTGCCCGTGAGCGCATCAATGAGCTAACCGCTCAGAAGTACGCGGAACAACGACGGGCAGACGAAGCAGTGGCCGAAGCCTATCGGCTTCGCGAGCAGCTCCAACGACAGTCTGAAATCGATCCGGCTGATTTCGACGCGCAAGAGACAGACCGCTTGCGCCGCGCGATCAAGACCGATCGTTTTGAGGAAACGGTAGCACAAGCTCAGTCGGCTCAAGCCGCTGTTGCCGAAGCACGCAAGACCGTTTTCATGGCCAAGGTTGACGCCGCACGCGACCGCATCCCCGACCTCGACGAGGCTCTCGGGGAATTCTCAAAGCTGCCGGTTACGCTGGACACCGCTGAAATCATTGCCGACTCCGACAAGGCCGCGGAAATCGCGTATTTCCTGACCAAAAACCCGGATGAGGCGGTACGGATCTCAAGACTGCCGCCGGTCAAGCAAGGCGCTGCGATCAAGGCCATCGAGTACAAGATCAGCGTCGGCACACCCCGTCGAACTACATCGGCCTCGCCGCCGCCTCCTATGATCGGTGCGTCTAGCTCACCTGCAGCGCCAGCGCTGAAGGACATGAGCGTATCCGAGATCGGGGCGCTGCTGGGCTACTCCAAATAAGCCCCATCCCGAAAGCTGAGAGATCATGGCAAATACGACCTTAACAGCAGATGTCGTCGCCAAGGCGGCACTAGCGATCCTCGATAACGAACTAGGCGTCGTGAAGACATTTCACCGCGCCTATGAAGACGAGTTCTCCAACCAGGTGAACGGCTACAAGATAGGCGACACGTTGAGCATTCGCCGGCCGGCTGATTTCACCATCCGCACCGGCGCCACGCTTTCGGCACAGGACGTGATCGAAGGCAAAACGACGCTCGTCATCGATCAGCAGATCGGCGTTGATTTCCAGTTCACGTCTTCTGACCTGACCTTGAAGATCAACGACCTGTCCGAGCGCGTCATGAAGCCGGCGATGAGCACGATCGTCAACTACATGGCGTATGACTGCCTCAATACGATGTACAAGCGCATCTACAATTGGGTAGGCACGGCGGGAAACACGGTGAACTCGTTTGCCGACTTCGCGCTGGCGCCGCAGCGTCTCGACACCATGTCCGTTCCCATGGATGCACGGCACTCTGTCCTATCGCCGGCCGATCACTGGGGTATGCTGGGCTCGCAGACGGCCTTGTATATTCAGGGTGCGGCAAACTCTGCGTACCGTGACGGCTCGCTGGGCAAGATCGGTGGCGTGGAAACCCGCATGAACCAGATGACGCCGACGCACACCGTTGGCCCGCTTGGTGGTACGCCGCTGGTCAATGGCGCCACGCAAAACGTGACCTATGACACCGCAAAGAACGCCTGGACTCAATCGCTGATCACTGACGGCTGGACGGCTGCGGCAGCGGCTCGCGTCAAGGAAGGCGACGTATTCACGATGTACGCGGCCGGCACGTCGGGCGCGCGCGTCCTGATGGTCAACCCCAAGACCAAGCAGGTCACGGACGTTCCACAGCAGTTCGTTGTGACGGCTGATGGTTCGTCGGATGGTTCGGGCAACTTGACGCTGACCATTAGCCCACCGATCATCACGTCGGGTCCGCATCAGACCGTCAACGTGGTGCCCGCTGACAACGCCGGCCTGACGTTCGTCGGCACGGCGGCAACCGGCTACGTGCAGAACATGGCGTACCACAAAAACACCATGGCGTTGGCAATCGTGCCCATGGAAATGCCGGCGGCTGCGTATGGTGGCCATCGCGAGTCCTATAAGGGCATCTCGCTTCGCGTGATCCCGATCTATGACGGCACCAACGACATCAGCAAATGGCGTTTGGACATGCTGTATGGTCGAAAAATCATCGATCCGCGTCTTGCAACGCGCCTCAGCGGAACGGGCTGATCCATGGCAACAACTCGCGACATCGTAACGAGAGCACTTGGCGAACTCATGTTCATGGCTGAGGGAGAGTCACCCTCGGCCCAGGCCATGAGCGACGGGCTATCGGCTCTCAATGGGATGATCGCGAGTTGGCGCACGCTTGGAATGGTCGTGGTTTCAACACCCGGTTTCCCTGCCGGTAAAAACTGGCGGGGAGACTGGAACCCGACGATCACCTATGCAGTAGACGACGCCGTGATGCGATCGGGTAGCACTTACGTGTGCTCGGTCGCTCACGTGTCGAGCCTTTACGACAAGCCAGGCGTGTCCCCGAATTGGGCAAGCTACTGGATCGCAGACGCGGCAACCGAACTCGAGATCGACGATACGTTCCCGGTGTCCGTGGAGTTCCACAGTGGCATTTTCGCAATGCTGGCGGTCGATCTCGGACCACAATTCAACATCGATCCCAAGCCTTTGACGCTGCGCAAGGCCAGCGACGGCCACACCGCTCTGATTGCCGCGTTCCTGCCGATCAACCCCGTGCGCGTCGATAACGGGCTCATCCGCATGCCAAGCCAGATTTGGCCCTATAACATCGACCAAATCACATGAGCATTACCCCCATTGCGCTGGGCTCAGGTTCGTCACCGTCCCGCTTTGCGGCAGGCGGGGCTGCGCATTTCATAAACTGCTATCTCGAAAAGCAGGGCGAGGATTCCAAGTCGCCGGCAATCGTGGTGGCGTCTGATGGCCTGACCGCGTTCGGTGAACTGCCAACCGATGGCATTCGAGCGGCGCTCGAGGTTGGCGCGTATGTCTATGTCCTCTATGGCCGCGTGCTGTACCAGGTGGACGCGAACGGCGGTTATACCGTGCTCGGCAACGTGCCGACCGATGGTCTGGTGACGATGGTGCGCAACCGACGCACAGATCCGCAAATCGGTATCGTGTCGGATCGCCTGTTTTATGTCTATGACACCGTTGATGGTTCATTCGCCCGCGTGACGGGGCCAAGCACGGCCACGGATTTTGAGCCAACCTCGATTACCATTCTGGACGGTTACGGGATTCTTCCCGTGAGTAATTCGCGCTGGTACGTGACCGCGCTTGATGACCTGACCAGCGTTGACGGTCTCGATTTTGCCGAAGCCGAAAGCGACCCGGACGACATCGTGCGCGCCGCGACCCGTGAGGGCGAAGTGGTGCTGTTTGGTCGAGACACCATCGAATGGTGGCAGGATACGGGGGACGTGGATTTTGCGTTCGCGCGTAGCCAAGCGATCCGGCTCGGTTGTTTGTCGGCGGGCTCGGTTGCATCCGTGGACCGCACGCTAGCCTGGATTGCGCACGACGGCACGGTGCGTCTGATGTCCGGCTATGGCGGCGACCGGATCTCTGATCATGCCGTGGAACGTGCCATTTCCTCGGTTGATCCCGATACGATCTTTGCCACCTCATGGTGGGGCCGTGGGCATACGTTTTACGCGATCTCGAGCGATGAATGGACGTGGGTCTATGACCTATCGACAAGCAAATGGCACGAACGCAAGAGCTACGAAGCCGCCCGCTGGGATATCGCTGTCGTTGCGCGGTTCGGGTTGCAGTGGGTGGCAGGATCATCGAGCGGCGGCGGGCTTTATGTGATGAGCCCCGACGCAATGGACGAAGCCGGAACCGCCATCGTAATGACGCTTCAGACCCCTCCGGTTCATGCGTTCCCACATCGCTTGCAGTTCAATGCGCTTTTCATCGACATCGTTCCTGGCGTCGGCCTCAACACGACAGCCGCGGCGGAGCTAGACCCAGAATTGATGGTGTCGTGGTCGGACAACGGCGGGCAGACGTGGAGCACGGAGCGGCGGATTGCGCTCGGGCGATTAGGTAAGATGACACAGCGCGCGGTGGCGCGGCGGCTGGGGATCTCAAACCAGATCGGGCGGACGTTCCGGCTGTCGATTTCAGCTTCGGTGGCGCGTGCGTTTCTGGGGGCATCGGTAGACGTGGATAAGCTCGCAGCATGACGATTAGCATGCCACCAATCCCCGTCGATAGCGTCCCCGTGATCGACCCTCAAACGGGCCGAATGACCAAGCCGTGGCGCGATTATCTGATTGCGCTACATGCAGCACTGAAGGCGGCAACAGCATGAGCTTTTTTGGAGATTTCTTCGGCCAAACGCAGCGCAAAGACCTGCAGAACGCCAACAACCAGTCAACCGCAGCGCTCTCGACCGGCTATCAGGACGCGAGCGGCAAGTATGAGCAGGCCAAGGGCTATTTTGACCCCTACGCACAAAGCGGTCAGAAGGCTAACAGCACTTACGCGGACAGTTTGGGCCTGAATGGTGCGGGTGGTGGTCAAAACGCTCTCATGGCCTACCAGAACGGCCGCAATCCCTATCTGGATTATGAGCAGGACCGGGCGCAGCGCGGGATTGATCGCGCGGCCAATGCGCGGGGCCGGTTCAACTCTGGCGCGTCGATGCTCGCAGCGTCGAGAGCACGGCAAGAGATGGGCTACAAAGACTATGGCGGCTGGCAAAACCAACTCATGGGCTTTGGCCAGCAAGGCATGCAAGCAGCCGGCGGACAGTCTGCACTGACGCAAGGCCAAGGCGATCTGCGGAGCGGCTACGGTCAGCAGACGGCGGCGAACGCGATAAACTACGGTAACGCGCAGGCCGCGTCTCGCTCGACCGGAATTAACAATCTGATCGGGCTTGCTGGCGCAGCCGCCAAAGTAGCAACAGCGGCCAAGTAGCCACAGCGGCCAACAGTGGAAAGTGACGCCATGCCCCCATTGATGAAGCTCCCCGACTACGAATACCCCCGCAACGCGCTGATCAACTTTGCCCCGATCAACGACGCGGCAGACGGCTACGTGCAAAATAAACTGATGCAGCGCCGGCAAGCCAACGAGGACACGCGCCTTGGTATGGAGCAAGAGCGGCTTGGCATGGCCAAGGCCGAGAGCGCCCAACAAAGTCAAGCTCGAGAAGTTGCGCGGATCGGTAAGGAGTCCGAGGCAATTCACGCGATGGAAGGACCGCAGCGCCAAGCTATCTGGCAACAATGGACGACGCGCAACCCGTCCGTTGCCGCGCACATGGAAAAGTTCGGCATCGACCCGAACGATCATGTAAACGGGCCGAAGTTTCTCGCTATGCAGGCGGGTAGCTTCAACCAGTTGGATCAAGACAAGACGCGGGCGCAAATCGAGGCAGATCGGGCCCGCACGGCAAGCTCATATGCATCGACAGCAGCTACCAACGCGCAAGCCCAGCAGCTCAGCCGGCAAACGCCGGAAGCGCGCGCGGCTGCGGCGGGTGAGTACGGCCTAGTCAAGGGAACGCCGGAATACAATCAGTTCGTGATCAGCGGCCAGTACGCGCCGAAATCCAGCGTCGTGACCGTCAAGGATAGCGAGCGTCCGTATGAAGTCGGCCGCGATGAAACCGGGAAAACTGTTTACAGGCCAATTGATACCGGCACAGCGCGTGAAGGGCTATCCGATCCCAAGGATAGAGCTAGCGTTGAGCACCAGCTTCGGCAGGAAATAAACGGAGTTACCAAAGATTACCGTACCGTTCGCGAGGCGCTCGGGAGCTTGGAGAAGATATCCGAGGTCAATAGCGCCGGCTCGGATATCGCATTGATCTTCTCTTATATGAAAATCCTGGACCCAAACTCGGTGGTACGCGAGACGGAATTTGCCACAGCCCAAAATGCTGCCGGCGTCCCCGATCAAGTCCGTAACGCTTTCAACCGAGCGCTGAACGGCGAGCGATTGAACCCCAATCAACGGCAAGACTTCGTTAGCGTGGCACGGCGAGTGGGTGAATCGCAGATTGGGCAATACACGCGCACTATCAATCAATATCACGGTGTCGCAAAGCGCAGCGGTGTGAACCCAAACAACGTCATTCTTGACCAGGAATTGGTGTCCCCTGATGGTCGGATTGCACCAGGTAACACGATGCGCGGCCAGACACCTCCAGACGCAAACCGTGCTTTAGGTGAAGCAAAAGCGGCCATTGCAGCCGGTGCACCGCGCGAAAAGGTCATAGAGCGACTTCGGCAAAACGGCATGCCAACGGACGGTCTGTGATGGGGATGTTTGACGATTTGATCCCATCTGGTGGCGGTGATGTTGAGCTTCGGCAAAGCGCTGGCCAACCCAGCGCCGGCCGTTTTGCTTCGCCGCAGGTGCTTCAGACTAAGGCGCGGCCGGCTGGAATGTTTGACGATCTGATACCTGCAACTGGCCGAGATCTTGCGCGCCAGCAAATTGCGGCCGAGCCTGATCTAGGGCCTAAGCCGCTTGCATTTGGCTTGCCCATTGTCGGGCCGTATCTTGACGAGGGGATGGCCTACGTTGCTTCGGCGCCGAACTATTTCACGGGTGGCAGAGTCGGGCCAACCTACGATCAGTCTCTTGAGCGCATCCGCGCCAGAAACGAACGCGCCGATCGGGATTGGCCCATCATTGGTGCGGCTGGCCAGATAGCAACGGGCCTCGTCACGGGCGGCGCGGTACTTAGTAAAATGCCGATGGCGGCGTCATGGCTCGGAAAGACGGCACAGGGTGCGGCTGTCGGTGGTGCCATTGGAGCAGTTGAAGGCTTTGGGCGTGGCGAAGATGATGTTGATCAACGCCTAGAAAGCGCACAAACGGGCGGCAAATGGGGCGCTGCAATTGGCGGTGCCATTCCTGCCGTTGCCCCTATTGTTGCCCCGGTCGCTGGAAGGATTGTAGACGCGGTTAGTCCGCAGGTGGCGCGATTGTTTGCTCGGTTTTCATCCCCGGGTGCCCCAACATCAGGTCCTAGACCGCAATCTGTTGGTGGCGCCGCCGCTCCACCCATGATCATGCCGCCCATCAATGGCGCCGACGCTGCCGCCGAGCAGGTGATTGCAAATCAATTGGCCCGGGCCAACGTCGATATAGGAGCCGTACGTCAGCGATTTGCCCAGGCAAGATCCGCTGTTGGTGGCCAGCAAAACGTTATGGCGCTGGTTGATGCTGACCCAAGCCTGCAACGCTTGGCAGGCTCAGCGAAAAGACAGCAGCCAGAAGCGGGAAATATTGCGCGTTCGTTTATCTATGGCCGGCAGACGGGTGAGACGCCAACTATCGGCATGCCACCCAATACCGGCATTCCAACGCGTCAGCCGTTCACGCCTGAAGTGCCAGGCCAACAGATGGGCCAATATGAGCGCGTTCGTGAGCAGCTTCGCGAGGCAATGCAAATCCCTCGACAGTCAGCGCACCAAACGGCCGCCGCGATAGAAGCGAGTCTCGAATTGCAGTCGCGGCCTCTGTATCGGCAAACCTACCAGGCCGCGAACGGCATCGACATGGTGCCAACGATTCAGCCTCTACTACAGCAATGGCGTGCTATTGCCGCTGATCAAGTTGACCACATGGTTGGGCAAAAACTTCACGGCGCCGTCAGAACAATAGAGCGTGCACTCGCTGGCGGTAGAACCTCCCATTTTGAACGTCTGAACGCTGCCAAGATCAGCATCGACGAAATGATCGGTCAGGCGATGAAAAGCGCCGACCGCAGATCGCCAGCACTTGCGTCGCGCTTAACCGAAATAAAGAACGAGCTTTTGGACGCCATGGATCAAGTGCCCAATGTAGGGCCGATGTATCAGCAGGCCCGCGCCATCTATGGCGGCCATAGGCAAATGGAAGAAGCACTAGAATTTGGTCAATCTGCATTCCGTGATGGGTCTGAAGCAACAGCCGCGCACTACAACACGTTGACGCAAGGTCAGCAGCAAATGGCGCGCATTGGCCTGTTTGATAGCTTCGAGCAGAACATCGGACGCAACAAAAAGACGAACGATATCACGCAAGTGTTTGAAAGCCCGCGCGTTCAAGAAATTCTACAAGCGGTGATGCCGTATGCTTCGTCACCTGCTACGCGGCGGTCGATTGCCGAAAACTTCGGGCGCACACTGCAAACTGAAAAGAGCTTTATTGGAACGCGCAATGAAGTTCTCGGCGGGTCTCCGACGCAGGGACGCGCTGTCGACGACGCGGCAACGAATGATTTGCATGGGCTGGTTGAAAACCTTCGTCAGACCCGCAGCCTTCGGGAAGCTGCGTTTGCTGCAACGCAAGCTATTCTCGACAAGACATTTGGATTCCGTGCCGATACCGCAGCCTCGGTAGCTCGGCAATTATTCACGGCAAGCCCGCGTGAACTCGACAGCATATTGCAACGGTTAGAAGCGCGCCTTGGCCCGAACCGCGCCGCGCAATTCCGCAGCCTCATGCAGCAATATGCGGCTAGTGTTTCACAATCGGCGGGGGCTGCGGCAACGTCGCAGCAGCCGCAGCCGCGACCGCAGCCCCCGGGATACGTTTCAACGACGCAGCCCCAGCCTAAGCCAAGGCAACCATGATGTTGCGCCCGTCACGGTATTCACGGATGTGCTTGCAAACTTCACGGCGCCGCTTGGTGGCCTCGCCATCGGTGCAGCCCATGAGGCGTGCCAGTTCGGCGTTGTTCACGGGGCGGCCTGCCTTTTCCAGCGCAGCGATCACGTGGGGCTTTGCCGGCCGCAACTCGACGACGTTTGCCGGGAGCGGGGCACGTTTGCCGGGTGGCGTCGGTGGGTTGCCGGGGTGCCAGCCCATCATGGCTACGGCAAACGCGGCGAGCTCGAGCGTCAACCCGAACATCGCCGGCAACACCAGCCCGACGATTTCCACGACGTTTTCCAGCTTTGCTCCGGTGGCAAACGACAGCAAAGCAGCAATCCGGCGCTCGCCGGCATCAGGGGCGGAAACCATCAGCCTGGAAAGCCGGTGCTCATGACCGGCAACGGCGCCCTCATAAACGCCGATGGTGGCAAGCGTTGCCGGCAAACATTGCCGGCCTTCGCCGCACTTAGCCCGAGCTGTGGCAAGCATCGCTTTGGCCGCGGCAAGGTCGCGCTCGATCGCGATACGCTGGCTGGCGACATCGGCAGCGCGGGCAATCATAACATCTCGGCTTTCGGCTTGCCGTCCAAGCGTGGCCTGGAGCGTGTAAGCGGAGCCGACAAGGGCAGCAAGCCAGATAAGCGCCATCGCCAGCCACTGCCCGTCACGGCGCGCGTAAGAGGCCAGAATCGGCAGCGAGATGATCACAGCCCAGACAATGGGCGTGGATGCCAGAACGACGACATCGGGGGAGGGCGCGGCAAGCTCGCTCTTGAGCAGGTAGGCCGATCCAACGCCCCATAGGGCGACAGTAACAAGTCTAGCGACCGTGCGCGGTCGTGTGGTAGAATGAGCCATGGCGTTGATCCTGGAGCAACAGGGTTGATGTCTAGGCTTGGCCAGGTGATTCCAACACCTGCCGGGCCGTTTTTATGTTGATGCGATTTGGTTAGCATTTCAATAAGTTGCGTTGTCGAGTTGTGCTAGAGTTGCAACAGATGAAGAAGCAACCCAGACATGACCACATCCGTTGCGGTGTTCTCCCCCGGTTTCCGGGTGACGGATGCCAACGACTTACCCGTATCCGGCGCGACGATTGAATTCTACGCCGCTGGTACGACGACCCCCAAAACCGTCTATTCAGACCGTGACCTAACCGTCGCGATCGGCACGACCGTGACCTGCGACAGCGGCGGCTATCCGGCGTCGGGTGGAAATCGTGTGCTCGTTTATGTCAACGAGAACGCTTATAAGGTCATTGGCAAGACCGCGGGCGGTACTATTCTTTGGCAGCACGACGACGTGCTTGGCGCCATCGTTCCCGGCACGAGTTCGGGAAGTGGAACGGCCGACACGTTCGGGTTCAAAGTTGGCATGGTCGCGCTGACACTGACTTCGAGCCCAGAATCGGGCTGGGTGCGCCTTACCGATGCCAAGCAATCTCTGATCAAGGCTGATTATCCAGATCTCAACTCATGGGCTAGCGCGCAGGGCTACCCGTGGGGATCTGCATCGACTACGTTCAACATCCCTCCGGCCGGCGGCTATTTTCTGAGATTCGGTTCATCGGGCTCGACGATCGATCCAAGCGGGCCGCGATCACCAGGCTCGACGCAAACCGACGCTATGCAGGGGCATCGACATAGCCATAGCCTCACCGAAAAAGTTGCACAGGTTAGCACTGCCGCGTTTGGCCTTGGATCTTCAAACAACTTTGGCACGACGCGCATTGATACGCTAGCGGTTCTCGACCCCATAACCGACGGCACGAATGGAACGCCACGAACCTCAACAGAAACGCGCGGCAAAAACGTCGCCATGTATGCTGACATGTTGGCTGTTCCAGCGTTGGTGGCATCTGGTCTTGTGGGTGCTGTCGGGCCTTCGTACCAGTGGAACAGCTCAACCGCCGCTGCTGACGTTACGACTGGGCGGCTTGCGCTGAACAATGCCACGCTTGCCAGCGCAACGTCGTTTTATATTTCCGAGACATCTTACAACGGATCGGCCCTCGCTACATTCCTGCAGTCTATCCCGTCAGGGTCAAAGGTCTACATTACCAAGGTAGGAACCCCGGCAACCTTCATTGCCTTCACGCTGTCAAGCACGGCGACCGACGCCGGCACATACGACAGCTTTCCGATTACGTCCGTCAGCAACGGCGGCACGCTCAGCAACGGCGACACGGTGTCGGTAGTGTTCATGCCGGCCGGCACGACTGGCTCCAACGGATCTAACGGATCTAACGGCACAGATCCCGGCATACGCTGGCTGTTCTCTGCGACAACCACAATGGCCGACCCGAGCGCGGGCAACATCCGGCTCAACAACGCCACGCTGGCCAGCGTCACCGCTATTGCGGTGCATTACTCGAGCGGCGAGACGGGCAACCCGTCCGTGTCCTCATTTGTGCAATCATGGGACGACAGCAGCAGCACCACGAATCGCGGGCATTTGGTCATCAAGAAAGCCAGCACCCCGCAGAATTTCGTGATCCTCAATATTACGTCTGCCATCACGGACAACACGACGTGGGGACAGTTCACGGTTGCCTATATCGGCGGGTCCGGCTCTTTCAGCGCGGCAGATACGCTGTCCGTTCAGTTTTACCGCACTGGCAACGCAGGAACCGGAATCGGCGATTTGCTGGCCGCAAACAACCTTTCAGACGTATCGGCCAAATATACCGCGTTTGACAATCTGAGCGTGCGCGGCGCCGATATCGCATCAGCCTCGACGATCAACCTAACGACAGCTACCGGAAACCTTGTAGACGTAACCGGCACGACGACGATAACAGCCATCACGCTGAGCGATGGCTACCAGCGAACGGTTCGTTTCACCGGGATACTCACGCTTACGCACGGGGCGAGTTTGGTGCTGCCGAGCGGGGCCAGCATTACAACGGCGGCCGGCGACTTCGCGGTATTCCGCGGTTACGCCTCGAGCGTGGTGCGCTGCATCAGCTACACCAAGGCTGACGGAACGGCGGTTGTCAGTTCGGGCGGCAGCTCGGCTGCGGCGATCATCCCGCAGAACGTTGGGCTTGCCGTCTCTGCCTCAGCTAGCGCGCTCACCATTGCGCTGAAAGGCTCGGACGGCAACGACCCGTCCGGTTCGAATATCGTCTATCTCCCGTTCCGATCCGCCACCGGCACCACTGGCACGGAAACAACGGTCCAGGTCACGGCGGCAAACTCGCTCACGCTCTCGTCTGGCTCCACACTCGGCGTAACCAGCTCGACGGCCTTCCGGCTGTGGGTGGTGGCGTTCAACGATGCCGGCACCATCCGCCTTGGTGCGGTCAACTGCGTCACGATGACGAGTTCACGTCCAACGGCGATCTTCGGCCTGATCGACGACAGCCTTGGATCGAGCACGGCCGAGGGTGGCGCTGGTGCCGCCGACAGTTCTGGAGTGATCTATACGGGAACAGCGGTCACCTCGAAAGCCTATCGCATCCTCGGTTATGTGGAATGGACTACATCGGGCCTTACCGCCGGCACATGGACCACGACGAACGTGGGAACGGTGCAGGTCTTGTCGCCTGGGATTCCGGCGCCAGGGATGCCAACCGGAAACCGAGCGGCCGTCGTCAAGACGGACACCTTCACGAGCACGACGACGGCCGCATATACCGATATCACTGGGTTTAGTGTGGCGATCACGCCAAAGTCGGCGGCGAACATGGTCCGCGTGATAGGCGTCTGGAGCAACATTGCAGGCGCCTCGAATATCGCTGCGACGCAGCTTGTCCGCGGCTCCACGGCCATCGACGTTGGCGATGCCTGGACCGGCATTCAGGCGACAACGACCATCTTCCGCACAGCCGACGCGGTGTCGGTGAACAACAACGCCTGCGACTACCTGGACAATCCGGCGTCAACCTCAAGCACCACGTACAAGGTGCAGTTCTATCTTCAGGGCGACACGTTCTATTTCAATCGCTCCATTACATCAGCCGCCTCGCCTCAGCCTCGCATGTCGTCGTCGATTGCCGTTGAGGAGATCATGGGATGAGCGACGAGGAGGAAGGCGGCGCCGGTATGCTCATGCTCATGGGTGGGCTTGCGCTCGCGCTAATCGCTGCCGTTTGCGCAACCGTCTACTACCTGATTTGAGGGACACATGATCGTCGAAGCATTGCAGAGCCTGCGGCCTGGGGCACGGTGGAACCTTAACGGCGACACGCTGGCGGGTCTTGATTGGGCCGATCAGCAGCAGGGACGGCCGACAGACGCCGAGATCGAGGCGGAGGCAGCGCGGCTTGTGCTGCCGACGCTGAAGGCGCAACTATCAAAAGCCGTCGATGAAGACGCTGAGCGGTTCCGCCTGCGCTACATCACGCCCGGCGCCGGCATGGCGATGACGTACATGGAAAAACGCGATCAGGCCAACGCGGTTCACGCTATGGGGCAAGAGGCAGCAAACGCGCTGACCGAAGCGGAGCGGGTTGCTCAGTTCCCCACGCTTGCGGCATCGGTCGGCATCGAGGCGGCAACGCTGTGGGATTGTGCGCAGCTCGTCATCGCCAAGTCGGAAGCCTGGGCCGATCTCTCTCATGTGATTGAGCGCACACGTCTGCTCGGTAAAAAATCCATCAGTGATGCGTCGGATGCAGCCTCCGCGAGGGCTGCCTACGAGGCAATTGCATGGCCAGTGTAAGCCCGCGGGATTGGCGGAAAGCGAAGCCAGGGACGCACACAAAGGAAGTCACGAAAGAGGCTTTGCCGGCCGAGGTGCAGGAATTGTTGCTTGAGATGGCCGACCAGATCCGCACGCTTCGCCAAGACGTTCACGAGTTACAAACCACGGTCGGCGCGTTTGGATCAGTTACCCTCAACGACCTGATGAAAAAGAGCGCCTGACATGGCCGACTACGTTTCACCAGACGCTCGACGCCGTATCGCAGGCGGGCTGATGGCGGCACAGTACGCAGAGAACCCGCCTCTCGCGCCGACTGGCTACGACTTCGACGCCGCGCCGCTCTCGCCGGGGCTGATGAACTTCGCCGCCCAACGTGGCCAGCCAGGCGTGATCCAGAAAACGCTCGGCCTCATCCCCGGCTTTGATCAGGACGGCAAGCGCGGCGCTCAGTCGTGGGGCAATGCGCTAATGAGTACGGCGCAATTTCCAATTGATGCTGTGGCGGGGTTCGGACAGGCGATCACGGCGCCTGCAAGAGCGTATCGTGGCGAGTTCGACCCTCTATCCGAGGAAGGCATAGGCGAAGGGCTGAACGTCGCTGGTAATGCCTTGATGGGCGGGCTTGCTGCGCCTAAGCCTCGGGGTGCAATAACAAGCGCCGAACCCAACTCATACAAGGCTTATCATGGCCGCAACTCGGATGCGCTGTTCACCGCACCAGAAGGACGCCAGCCGTGGGGATCATCAAGTCATGAAGTGGCGAACACATACGCTCAATATGCCGACCATAGCCCCATGGTCGTTCCGGTCGAGTATAGGTTCAACAATCCAGCGGTTCATGATGCGCGCGGTGCTGATTGGATGTCCATACCGAGCAAAGGTGGCTTTGATACGACTAACGGCCTTGTTGAAAAAGCGAAAATTGCAGGCAATGACGGCGTTGTGTTCAAGAACGTCCGCGACTCGATCCGCCAAGATATCAATTCCAGTGCCAGCGACGTATATTACCCAATCCAGCGCGGCACAACTTACAGCGGCATGACCGGAGACCTATTATTTGCCAACGGCGGCCGTCCTGGTGCTGCTGCTGGCGCTGCGCTGGGGGCGATTCCTGATGCCGCAGCGCTTGACATGAGCCAAGCGGCGCGGATGCAGCGGGCAAGAGATATGGGGCTCGATACCGATCGGACGTGGTATCGCGGTGGCAAAACGGCTCGCGACGAACTGAAAGCCGTAGGAAGTGAAGTCGATACGCCGGCCATTTGGTTCTCAAGCAGCCCTCAAAGGGCTTCAGATTTCGCCACTATGAGGGCTGAATACGGTAATATGGCAGATCTTAAAGCTGATTACATGCCTAGCGTCATGCCAGCATATACGGGTGGAAATTATAAAACTGTCGAAGGGATGTTCCAGGCACCAAATTTTGACCGCATGAGCAAGCAGATGGAACAAGCGAAGGCTGACGGTTACGACGGCGTTGTGTTTAAGCGTCTAAACGACAGGCCAGGAGCAACAGGGCCATCACTTTTTAATTCTAGCGATGTCTTGGCTAAATTTGACGGATCAAACATCAGATCTCCTAACGCCGCATTCGACCCTGCCAAGGCTGACAGCTCCAACCTATTATTCGCCAACGGCGGTCGCCCTGGTGCTGCGGCTGGGGCGGCGTTGGGGGCGATACCAGATACTCCCGGTATTCGTGCCTATCACGGTTCTCCGCATGATTTCGACCGGTTCGACCTTTCCAAGATAGGAACGGGAGAGGGAGAGCAGGCGTATGGGCATGGGCTGTATTTTGCTGAGAATGAAGGGGTGGCGAGAAGCTATCAAACCGGCCTTGGTAACCTAGTGGCACAGGACGCCGCATTTGCGGAAAAATACCTAAGCCCGCGTGGCAAGGCCGAATTGGATAGTAGGTTGGCAGAAACTTACGCAAAAGAAGCCGAAAGGTACGGTGTAACAGAGAAAGAAATTGCAGAAATAGATGGTCCGAAAGGGGCGATCCGCGATAGTATTATAAAAGACATGAGCACAGAGGAAAAGTCAGGTTATTTCGGCCGCATGTACGAGGTCAACATCAAGGCCAACCCTGATGATTTCCTAGACTGGGACAAGCCGCTGAGCCAGCAGAGTGCAGGCGTTCGTGATGCAATAAACCGAGTTGGGCGTGATGCGGAGCCGTATGGTCTTGATCGCATCACAGATGATATGCGTCCCGTGGAAATTTCAAAGCTGCTTCGTGATCCGGTCGCGATTGAACGCCTTAAGCAGCACAACGTCCCCGGCATTCGCTACCTGGACCAAGGCTCTCGTGCTGGTGGTGAAGGAAGCCGTAACCTCGTCGTGTTCGACGACAAGCTGATCGAGATCCTTCGCAAGTACGGCCTTCTCGGCATGGCTGGCGGCGCTGCTGCTGCCGAGTATTCCGGCGGCAATTCTCTTCTCAACCCCGTTCCCGCGTCTCCCCGCTATCGACCAGGTGACGCATGAACATCAGCCAGCGCGGTTTGAACCTCATCTATGAGTTCGAGGGGAAACTCACGAAGCTCCCCGATGGACGCTATCAATCGTATCGGTGCCCGGCCGGCGTCTGGACGATCTATGCCGGCTGCACCGAAGGCGTGCACGAAGGAATGATCATCACCGAGCAGCAAGGTGAAATGCTGTTTCGGAACGAGCTGGCGAAGTTCGAGCGCTGCGTCATGAGCGCATGCACTCGTGAGCCGAACCAGAACCAGTTCGATGCATTTGTCTCGCTTGCCTACAACATTGGTGAGGCAGGATTTAGGAAATCGAGCGTGCTGAAGCATTTCAACGCGGGTCGCGATGGTCCCGCGTCTCGCGCGTTCGCGCTGTGGAACAAGGGCGGCGGGCGCGTGCTCAAGGGCCTCGTGCGCCGACGCGCGGCGGAATCTGGCCTGTTCATGCGCCCGATGGAAGCGCCGCCAATGCCGCAGCAAGTGACGCCACAGGAGAGCGCCAGCGGGACCACGGCGGCGGTCGGAACAGTCGGCATGATCAGCAACTTTGCGATGGGTGATCCGGTCGGCGCCACGAGCGCCGCAGTAGCTCTCAAAGGCAACATGTCGGCGCTGACGGCTGACCTTGATCCGGTGCGGTGGGGCGTTCCGTTACTCATTGCGGCGGGCCTGTTCTTCTTCCTGCGTTGGGCACGGAGGCCGTCATGATCCCACTATTGCTATGGCTGCGTACCGGGATGGGGCAAGGCGCAATGATTGGCCTTGCTGCAACGATGGCGTTTGGGTGGCTCAAGTTGAGGGACCATCGATATTTCGAGAAGGGTGCTGAAAGCGTGCGCGTCGAGACAAGGAAAGCCAACGATGCGGCTGTTTCCACTGCTGATAAAGTGCGCGCTCGCGTCAACGCTGGCGGGGTGCGCGGCAAAAGAGATCCCTATACTTCCACTGACTGAGGACGGAGCGCTGCGGGCCTTCCAGCCGATCGCCAACAGCGCCAAGGCCCCGTGCTCGATCCAGAAGGCGATTGCCGCTCACAACAGCGTCTATGACACGCTGAAGACGAGGAAGGCCGTCGTCTACAAGGCTCCCTGCGATGTGGACAAGGGAGGCGCGTCGCAAAAAGTCGCGGCCGCACAATGATAGATGAGAGATTCCTCACTGC